AGGAGAAATGAATAATGGCTTTCAACATTAACGAAATCAAAAGCCAATTGACCTTTGGAGGCGCTAAAGCGTCACTATTTCAAGTACAGATTACAAACCCTGTAAATGCGATAGCTGATCTTAAGACACCCTTCATGGTTCAGGCGGCAGCAATACCAGAGAGTACCCTGGGAACAATCGAGATCCCGTATTTCGGTCGTAAAGTAAAAGTGGCTGGTGACAGAACATTCGCAGAATGGACTGTTACTATCATGAACGATGAAGACTTCCTAATTCGCAATGCGATGGAAAACTGGATGGCTTCAATCAACGCTCATGAAGGCAACACAAGGCAGTTAGCAACAGCATCAAGTTCTGAGTATAAGTCACAAGCACAGATTACTCAGTACTCGAAAACTGGCGTACCCCTACGAGTGTACAACTTCAACGGTATCTTCCCAACTTCGGTTGGAGCAATCACAATGGATTGGAATACTACAGACGATATCGAAAGATTCGATGTTACATTCCAGTATGATTGGTGGAACGTTGACGGTGGTATTACTGGTACTGGCGGCACTAACGCTTAATTGAGCAACTAGATTAGGGGAGGGTTATGCTCTCCCTTTATTAAAGGATAAACTATGGAACTATTTGGATTTCAGATAAAGAGAAAGGCAGAAGGTAATAACAACATACCTTCTTTCGTTCAAGCAAATGAGGAAGACGGCTCAGTAAATATTGCCGCAACAGGTACTGGTGTCAGTAGCTTTTTGGATATGGATGGAACGGCTAAATCTGAAGCTGAATTGGTCCAGAAGTATAGGACTATGTTACAACAGCCTGAGGTTTCTCAAGCAGTCGATGACATCGTTAACGAAGCTATATGTATATCCCACGATGCAAAAGTCGTTGAATGTATTACAGATGATGTAGATTTATCTGACGGTATTAAGAAGAAGATTAGAGAAGAGTTCGATACAGTGTTAAAACTGCTAGATTTCTCTAATAACGGATACGAAACGTTTCAGAAATGGTACGTTGATGGAAGACTTAACTACCACGTGATGATCGATACTACAGCACCACGTAAAGGCATACAAGAACTACGTTACATTGATCCACGAAAGATTCGTAAAGTTCGTGAGTTCGAAAAAGAAAAAGTTGGTAGCAATAACGAAAATCAACTTGTCGCTAAAAAAGTTAAGAATGAGTACTTTATCTATAGTGAGAAGGGCTTTAATAACATGGCAGGAATTGCAGGGGCACAGCAACAGCAAACCCAAGGCAACACTGCAATGAACGGCCTTAAGATCGCTAAAGATTCGATTGTTACTGCTAATTCTGGGTTACTTAATGAGACTAGCACATTAGTTCTATCTCATATGCATAAAGCATATAAGCCTTTGAATCAGTTGAGAATGATGGAAGACGCAGTTGTTATCTATAGGATTTCAAGAGCGCCTGAAAGAAGAATTTTTTATATTGATGTGGGTAATTTGCCTAAGCTTAAAGCAGAGCAATATCTACGTGATATGATGACCAAGCATAAGAACCGCATGGTTTATGACATGGCAACTGGTGACGTAAAAGATGACCGCAGACATATGTCTATGACAGATGATTTCTGGTTACCACGAAGAGAAGGTGGTAGAGGTACTGAAATTACGACACTACCTGGTGGACAAAATCTAGGTGAACTAGACGATGTATTATACTTCCAGAAGCGTTTGTTTAAGTCATTGAACGTGCCTATTTCTAGAATGGAGACTGATGCAGGTTTCTCTCTAGGTAGAGCGAGTGAGATTTCACGAGATGAGATCAAGTTTGCTAAGTTCGTTAACAGATTAAGAACTAGATTTTCTACGTTGTTTGATAAGATACTTGAGAAGCAATTAATTCTAAAAGGAATTATTACTCCAGAAGAATGGCCAGAGATACAATCTCTAGTTCGTTATGACTTCATGAGTGATAATCATTTTGAAGAGTTGAAGTCTAGTGAGATATTAAGAGAGCGTCTAGGTGTTCTAAGAGATATTGATGAGTATGTAGGTAAATACTACTCCAGTGATTGGGTACGTAAGAATGTACTTCAAATGACTGAAGATGATATCGAGAAGATGAAAGAAGCAGTCGAAGCAGAGGACAAAGCCGCGGCAGATGCGGAAAAAGCCCTCGGAGACGATAATGACGCAGACGATTTAGATATTTAAACAACAGTTATGAAAGAATATAAATAACATTATATAATAAAGGAGATAGTAAATGAGTGTAAAAGAATTGATACAGAAAGCACAAGACAAAGACGCAACAGGGTTTGAGTCCGCTTTCGGCGATATTATGTCGGACAAGATGATGTCTGCTATCGAAACCAAATATACATCAATGTTTTCACCAGAAGAAGTTTCTGTTGAAGCTGATGCTGAAACAGAAGAGTAAGGGGCTAACATGAAAAGCTTTAAGGACATGCTTGCAGAGACGGCTGATAAGCCTAAGTCTCCGGATGAACAAAACTTTTTAGACAAACATATTGTATCCAAGCAAGACCATCCAGTCGCACCTGATGACCAGTTTTCTGGAGACATCAAGGGTAAAAAGAAAAAGAAGCGTGATGCAGATCGTGAAGAGGGTCAAGATAAAGAAGTGTACGAAGCTTCTGAATCAGAAATGACTCCTGAGCAGGAAAAGAAGCGTGAAGAAATTGTAATGTCTTTGAAAGCCAAAATGAGCGAATTCAAATCTCGTTACGGCGACAAAGCTAAAGACGTTATGTATGCAACTGCTACTAAGATGGCAATGAAAGACGAAGAAGTTTCCGAGGAAGTTTCTGAAGAGATTACTGAAGGCGTTCTAGCTGATTTACAAGACATCGTAAAGACAAAATCTATGAAAGCTGTAAAGTTTAAAGACGGTAAGAAGCAGAAAGTTGACTTAACTACTGCATCAATGATCGTTTCTATGCACAAGCAACTTAGCGGTGCGAACAAAAAGAAAGTCGAAGGCATGTTAGACGATAAGAATAACTTCATGAAGATGGTGCAATTTGCCATGAGTGCGGGGAAATAATATGTCTAGCGTAATCAGAGGAACAAGCGTATTAGTCGCATTGGCAGCAAACGCAACAAGCGCCGCCGGTCATACAGGCACTACAGCTACTAGAGTCCGGATTTTTAACGAAGGATCTAGTGGATTTAATACAATTGTTATTGGTGCAAGTGCGGCAACTAACCAGACGGTCAATGGAAATGTCACAGTTAATCGTGAAGCTGGCCTAACATATAGCTTTAAGATGCATGTTGGCGAGACTGTAACCATTGAGAAGCAACTTGGACAAACTATTACACCTACCGCCAATATCTCATATACACCAGTCGTTTACAGATAAGGGAGGAAGAATGTCATTATTAATTAAAGAACTCGTTGAAGACGTACACTATATTACTGAAGCCTCAGAAGACGGTAAAGGTAAGAATTACTTCATCGAAGGTATCATCATGCAAGGTGATATCAAAAACAGAAATGGTCGCATGTATCCTTCAAGAGTTCTCGTAAAAGAGATGAAGAGATATAATGAATCATATGTTGCGAAAAATCGTGCATATGGCGAATTAGGACACCCAGCAGGACCAACTATTAATCTAGATCGTGTATCACACATGTTCACTGAATTAAAGCAAGACGGTTCGAACATTGTTGGTCGTGCTAAGATTATGGAAACCCCTATGGGCAAAATCGTTAAGAATATTATCGATGAAGGCGGACTAGTTGGTATTTCGTCACGTGGCATGGGATCAATTAAACAGAATAAGAACGGAATCATGGAAGTGCAAGATGACTTTATGCTTGCAACTGCCGGAGACATCGTTGCAGACCCGTCTGCTCCTGACGCATTCGTAAAGGGTGTTATGGAAGGGGTAGAATGGATATATGATGTTGCTTCTTCTTCATGGACTTCAGCGCAAGCTTTTGACCAAATCGAAGAAGAAATTAGAGATACCGCAAGAGTATCTACGAAGGAGCTAGAGGTGAAAGCTGCCGCTCTATTTGAAAGGTTTGTAAGGTCTTTGCGCTAAAAGCGTAACACATGATTTTTATAAATAATACTAAATGAACACACTACTTATAAAAGGAGAAGTCAAAATGAGTGAAGAACTAGAAAAGAATCTAGACCTAGATGAAGCGAAAGCTACGGGCGAAGATTCTGTTGCAGCCGATGCTGTTACTCCCACAGGTGGTTCAGTGAAAAAGCGCAAGGGTGATCTTAAGAAAGCCGCTGATGCAAAAGCTGATGATGTCGAAGATGATGTCAAAACCCCTCAAGGAAAAAACGATGTAGGTATGAAAGAAGCTGTTGAGCGTATGTTTGAAGGATCAGATTTATCTGAAGACTTCAAAATGCAAACTATTGCTATTTTCGAAGCCGCAGTACATGAAAAAGTGTTAGCTGAAACTGCTACACTTGAAGAAAAGTTTGAAAGTGATCTACAGGAACAAGTAAACGTTGCTGTTGATGAGTTGGTAGAAAAAGTTGACGCCTATCTCGACTACGTTGTAGAGGGTTGGATGGATGACAATCAGGTTCAAATCGAAAGCAACATCAAAGTTGAAGTCGCTGAATCACTATTAACTGGCATCAAGGGTCTTGTTGTTGAACACAACATGGAAATCGATGATGAGCAAAAAGATATCGTTGCTGATTTAGAAGGAAAGCTCGAAGAGTCTACTACTAAATATAACGAGATCGTTGAGCAAATGATTGAAGTTCGTGAAGCTAAGACACAAGCCGACCTTGAAGTTGCCTTCAAAGGAATTTCTGAGGATCTAACTGACACACAAGCAGACAAGTTGCGTGTTCTCTCAGAAGGCGTATCTTATGATACAGTAGAAGACTACAGTAAGAAACTTGTTGCTATTCGTGACAACTACTTTACCGAATCTGCTCCTGTTGTATCTGAAGATGAAACTGATCTTCTTAATGAAGAGATTGCGGATGACGTTAAGCCAGTAATTAGTTCTAATCCGAACGTTGCTGCCTATGCAGATTCTTTAAACCGCTTTGCCAAATAATTATTATATAAATACTACTAAGTAAAATCTCAAAAAAGGAGAACCACAAAATGAGAAATGAAGAACTGATGAACAAGTGGAAGCCCATCCTAGAGCATACTGCTCTACCGGGTATCCAAGACTCTCACAGAAGTGCTGTTACAGCAACTCTATTGGAGAACACTGAAACAGCTATGATTGAAGAAGGTGGATATGCACCTACATCATTGCTTGAAGCCGCACCTGCTAACTCTAGTGCTGATATGGCTAAATATGATCCCGTACTGATCTCTCTAGTACGCCGTGCAATGCCTAACTTGGTTGCATATGACATTGCTGGCGTTCAGCCAATGACTGGTCCTACTGGACTTATCTTCGCAATGCGTACTAAGTACGAAGACACTAGCGGTAAGCCAGAAGCTTTCTACACCGAATCCGATTCAGATTATTCTGGTACTGGAACTCATGCTAACGCATTGGGTGCTGGCTCAGAAACAACTGGTACTGGTTTTGCTACTGCTACCGCAGAAGCTCTTGGTGATGGTGCGGGTGATGAGTTCGCTCAAATGTCTTTCGCTATCGAGAAAGTATCTGTAACAGCTAAGTCACGTGCTTTGAAAGCAGAGTACACAACTGAACTTG